CCAGAGAGCCCTGGACCCAGTGAGCTCCACGACCCTGAGATGGTCCGACGGGAGAGCGTACCGGGCCCCATACCCTGAATCCGGCACGAAGGGAGTGCGGGCCTTCTTGACCGTACCACCGGAGCTGTAGGCAGTGTGAGTCGTGCCGTCCTCACCCGAGAGCTCGAAGGTGTTGGTCGGCGCCGGCAGGGGACTGGCAACCCTGAACCACCGGTCGTTGAGCTCGGTCATCCCAGCCACAGCCTCGATCAGGATGTCATCATTGACCGAGTACCCGTGAGCAGCCGAGGTGGTGATGACCACCGGGTTGGCACCTGTGGCTGCCGTGATGGTGAAGGCTGAGTTGAGCCGCGCCGCCCTCGTCCGCTTCGTGCAGTTCGCCCAGGGGTGGCTCTCGAGCACCTCGTCTCGGATGTTGTCCCACGCATCAAACGTAGCCTTCGACCGCTTCGCACCCGGGAGACGCTGCACTGTGCCACCCGTAGCCTCTGCCGTGTAGCTACTCCCGTCCTCCTCGAGTAGCTCGAAGGTGGTGGTGCTCAGGACGTTGATCTTGAAGACCCGCCCGTTGACCTCGGTCATCTCGACATTGGCGCGGATCAGGACCAGCTCGTCATCGAGGTAGCCATGGACTCCAGTCGTAACCACGACCGGGTTCGCAGCAGTGGCAGACGTGATAGCAACCGAGGCCTCGGGTACGAGGCGAGCATCCCCGACTCTGGAGAGAGCGCGGTTCCAGATGTCCACTTCGTGTAGCGCCATGCGGTCCTAGTGGGGCCGGGAGGAACAGGTACCTCCCGACCCCGAGGGGCTAGACAATGGCTCGCCTAGCTTAGTCACCGGATGTGTAGAAGACCTCGAACAGCATCGTCGCAACACTCGCCGTGAAGGCGATGGTCGCGGTCATGGTCAGGTCAAACGAGATCAGCGGATCCACCGTGTAGGTCGCTGCATCACTGAGATTGACCATCTCCCACAATGCGTCACCACGGTTGATGCTCGCGACATCGCCAAGCGCGAAACGTGTCACCCTGGCGACGGCTGTGGTCACCGTCACTGCCGTGGTCGACCACTGGTCTACGCAGTTCGCGGAAGGCAGCGCCCCGTCATGGGCGATACCTGTTTCGTAGACCCCGATGTCCACCGCGCCGGCAGTCGTGCCACCATCGCTGGTGAAGTAGAACTCGTGGATGCGATCGCCTGACTTCATCGACATCATGCGGATCTGATCGCCGATGCCCACATCAGTGCCGACCGTAATCTTGGCCCTCTTCCAGCGCAGCCGAGAGTGACCGATGCCACCCCCTGCGCGGCGCTGACTGTCGAGCCCTAGGGCCTCTGCGAGAGCACCCTCGCCGGGGCCTACCGTTCCTGAACTGTTGAAATGATCTGAGAAGTTGTTGCCCATGATGGAACCTCAAACGTGTTGGTGGATGGGGGCGAGCACGACCCCGCACCAGCCCCCAGCCACCTGCTTCCGGGGAAAGGGATATTCAGTTTTTCAAACGCGGAGCCTTAGGCCTCCGAACAGATAATCCGTACGACCTTCTCCTCCTGGGTCCGGGTCGCACCGATCGTTGCCGCGACGTACACCTGGGTGGCGTAGGACTTGTCAGGTCGCCGATCGATCTCGGTCCTGAGGTCTTCCCACATGCCCATGTGCATTCCAGATGGCACCCAGACAGGGATGGACCTATCCGTGCCCGAGAGCGGTAGACGCTCACTCAGAACGAAGTTGAAGCCCATGAACTGCGCCACGACACCACTAGCCAACGGCTTCGTGAGGTTGGTGTCGATGCTCTGCAGCTCACCAATCCCAAGAAGGTCATCGTGCTGTTGAGCCGAGATAGCGCAGAAGGCTTGCTCACGGTCCAGGTCGACTTCCGCAGCTAGCAGGAGCTGCTGCGCTTCCCGCAGCTTCGGAAGGGTCAGCCCCGCCGACGTACTCGCAGCCTGTTGCGATGCCGGGAAGGTGGTGCTGGTCGTGCCGTTCTCTCCCGTGAGGGAGGTTCCGAAGAAGGCCGCGATGATCTCGTCATCAATGGCACGGCCAATCGCGTGAGCACCATTCTGGGCGTAGGACGAGGTCGGATCGATCAGCATCCGTAGCTTGTCCTGCGTGTCGATTAGATCCGCCCACTCGTAGTCCTCGGGGAAGACCCACCGAGCTGCCGCCGGGGTGTCGATCAGTGGCGTATCGGCGTGACGACTGGTCTTCTTCTGCGCCGTCACTGCGCCGATCTGCTCTACCGCCTTCCCGGCCTTACCGGTGTAGGAGTCGGTCCCAACCTTGTCGCGGAACCGGCTGCCCATCTGTTGGAGCAGCAGCTCTACGTTCGTCTTGTACTGCTGGACAAAATGTGTCGGTACGTTGACTGACATGTTCTTAGCCTCGAAGGCCACGACGCACTGCGTGCGTCTGCGAGGCTTGTCCGCTCGAAAGCGGGGCCAGCACTATTCCTGATCGGCACTACGGCTTGTCCGGTCGCCACTCCGGGGCCTTGATTGGCTGTAGGGCTTGTCCGCTCGCCACTGCGGGGCCTGATCAGAATGTGCTGGGCCGGTAGGCCCCAGGCGTTTAGGAACCTACCGGCTTATCAGCAATGCACGAGACTCTGAAACTCTAAGTCTGTTCTCCAGGATACGCAAGCTGGTGGAGCCTGCTCATCTTGTCCTTCGCTGCCTGGTGACCTGGATTGTTCCGGTTCTGGTAGGCCGCGAGGAAGTCCTTGTCCATGTGAAGCTCGTTGATCTGGGTCTGGGCTACAGCAGGGGTCGTGCCGAGTTCCGTAGTTTCCACAGCCTCACCCGGGAACTTGTGCTCGGACAGAGCTCGACCAATCTTCGCTGCACCACGCCACAATCCCTTCGCGCCGCTCGGATCCTCCTCCGATGCTAGCCCGCCCTCTATCGCCTCGAGCCACTGCTCAGAGAGACCGAACACCGCAGCGAAGCGCTTCGCGTGCCCCATGTTGGCTTCGTACTCAGCCCCCCACTCAGTCCTCATCTGCTGCTCAGCCACCTGGACGTTCTGGTTCTGCGCCTCAGTCTGGCCCTGGACGATCGTCTGGAGCTCGGTCTGATAAGCATCGAAGATGGCCCGGGTCTGACGCTGATTGAGCCCAGCAGCAAATGCCCACTCCCTGAACTTGGGAGCCAGGTCCACCGACCCCTCCCCCACCTGCGCCTCGGGGAGCTCGTACTTCTCCGCTGACTCAGGACGTCCGAGCCTGGTGTAGAACGCTCCCATCTGCTCGGCGTTGTCCGGGTCCTTGGGCAACTCAACTACGCTCTCCGCTGACATACCCCTGACATGCTCCGCGTGGCGGTAGCTGGTCAACATCTCACCCGGGCCCTTCCACCCCTTGTTCTCGATGAACCCGACATCCTCCGCAGCCATCCCCTCCGTCCATGACGGTGTCGCTGCTGGCGCTGGTGTAGCCGGTGCAGCCGGCTCGGCTGGCGGTACTGCTGCTGGTGATCCTGGTGCTCCCATTACTCATCCCCCTCAAAGTAGAGTCGCGCCCTCTGCGCGAGGTTCTCGATGTCTTCCCAGCTCAGGTTCAAGGTGTTCTGAATCCTGAGCCAGACCGATCTCTTGCCCTCGTTGAACGCCGTCATCAGCTCGCTGTCAGGGTCAAATGTGGGGCGCCGCGAGAAGCATTCCTGCTCGAGGTCAGCCAGCACAATCGCGGCGTCGTTCGTCCCGGTGAAGCAGGCCTCGTAGGCCCTGCGTACGATGTCAAGGTTCTCCTTACGCCCCACCCGGCACCACACCACCCGGAGTCTGAGGTGCAGCCGCCTGAGCCTGCGCCGTGTCCTTGCTCGCCGCGGCTACCTGCGCCTGAACCTCAAGCCCCTGCTGGATCTGCTCCTGCTGCTCCCGGGCCTCCCTGCGCTCCTCGAGCTCCTCCTTCGTCCTGAGGATCGTCGTGGGCGCTCCCTCCACCTCCTGGGATAGGCGGATGACCTCGTCGCCCTTGATGATCTCCATCGCGCTCGGGTCGAACTGACCGATCAGGATGGCTCGCTCGATCGTGCGGTCAGCACCGGAGAGCTCGTTCGTCCGCTGGAACCGGGTAGCATCGGACTCGTAGACGATCTCGTACTCACCCTCCGCCTCAGCCAGCAGACCCGGGAGCTCGGGCAGCAGGCCGTTGCGGAACATGATCCCCACCTCTCTCTCTATCTGCGGGCCCAGCATCTCTGATTGCTGCCGGCCTACAGTGGGTGCCAGGAACTGCCCCTTCTCCTGAGCTCGAGCCAGGACCTCCGTGGCCGTCATCGCGGGACTCGCGTCCTGCAGGATCTGGAAGAGGTCCACGAAGAAGGCGCGGTTGATCACCTCGCGCTCCTTCTCCAGCATTCCCTCCGTCAGATCAAGCCGGCCACCAGTGACCAATGGAACGATCAGCGGGTTGCCCTTCGCGTCCACCCCACCGTAGTTCAATGCGTTGGGCCAGAGCCTGACTTCCTTCGTCCCAGAGTTCAGAACGCCAGCATCGTGTACCAGTAGAGGCGGATCGACTATCCGGTGCCCCGCACGGATGAAGGTCTTCATCATCTCCTGCGTCATCTTGAGCGACGGCAAGACCAGCATCGCCGGGGACCGACCATGAGTCTCGGCAGGGTTGACCGTGTACCTGGAGTATTTGTACGGCAACTCGTGGAACCCACCCTCGTCAATCATCATCCGGTCCTCGATGCTGATGTACACCGACCTGAAGGGCATGTTGAGTGAGTCGAGGAGTTGGGGGTCTCTGTTCTGCCTGGGGCCTACGAAGTGCAGGATCGGGAACATCTTCATCGGGTCGACGGATAGAGCCGTGAAGACCTTGTCCGGTATCGCATCACCCCACTGGTCGTGGATCGCCTTCGCGCTCATCTCATACTTGCGGTAGATGGTGTCGATCTTTCCATGGTGGTTGGTCAGTGGGTAGATCTGACCGATGTGGCAGTACTTGTACCGGACACCTACCTGTGGGTTCTCAGGTGAAGGCTCGAGCTCGTCGATGAACAGACAGTCATTCCCAAACGCACCGAGTGACTTGTACCCCTCGTGCTTCTGGGAGTAGTAATTTGCGTCGGGCCGGTCCCTCATCTTGAAGAGCAGATCCGTCACCTCCTCAAACCAGGCCTTGACCGCTGCGTCCTTGTTCAGCTCCTCATTGCTCGCCTTCAGCCTGTGCCACTTCTGAGCTCGAGGGGTGAGGAGTGACTCTAGAACCGCCGCGAACTTCTCAAGGGCCAGAGCTCCAGTCGCATCGAAGATGGTCTGGCTCCTGCGTACACCTGGACTCTGGGTAGTGGTGAAGTCAGCTGCTGCCGGCCAGATGATCTCTGAGATCTCCTGCCAGTGGCTGTCCCAGTTCTTCCGGCTCGACTCCAGATCCTTCAGCCGCTTCAGGAGCTCGTCTACTGTGTGTGATGGCATCGGTCAGCCCAGTGTGGAGCGGCCACCGGAAAGGCGAGCCACGCCAATGTTCGGACGGCCCAAAGAACGTGGGGCCAGGATGTTGGAAGCCCTACCCCGCCCCCTCCTGCGTCTCCGCTCTGCCTCCGCCGCTCGAGCTGCTGCACTGGACGCCTGAGCTCCGCCCTCAATCGTGGGCAGGCTAGGAGCCTCCTGAGGTGCCAGCCGGCGAGCTGCGAGAGCCGACCCGCCCACCACCGCCGCGGTCTTGGCTGCGCCGCCGATCTTCAGCCCACCGCCTGTTGCCGCGGGAGCGCTGAACACACCCCCACCCGTCCCGACTGCACCCGAGGCAGTGGCTGCGCCGGGCGGGAGGGCAGCTGCCGCCTTCGCCGCCTCACCCGTTGCAGCAACGGCCTTCGCTGCACCCGGGCCAGTGATCGCACCCTTCGCCGCTACCACGGCCTCCGTGGCCTTCGCCGCCGTGGCCTTGGCTGCCGCCGCCAGGCCTGCCTTGATCGCTGCAATCGTGGCCGGATCGATCCCCATCACTCACCTCCGAGCTCGATGTACGAGCCCCAGTGATCGTGATCCCAGCCCCGGATGCGTAGGTATCGTGCCATGCTTTTCGCCGGTAAGCACCCCTCATGGCCCGCAGGGATCACGGAGTAGAGCCTGGTCGCCCCCAGCAGCTCAGCAATGACGCCCACCGCGATCATGTTCCTCTCGCTCCCGAGCACGAATCCACGCCCCGGCTTCGAGGCGCAGTGAAGCTGAATCGACTCGGGATACGGGCCGTCCAGGTACCAGATGAAGGCCACCTCCCCGTACTCGAACCAGATCCCGCTCTTGTGCTCCTGGGGTAGGATGTGCCTGGGATACCCCCACTCCTCTGCACACTCCGCGGCCATCGACCGGTCAACCGATGACTTGATCTGGCGCAGGTAGTTCAATTCACCTCCGGCACCCTCGCCTTGGGAACCATGATCGAGCCGTCCGAGATGAAGCCGTGCTCACGCTCGTACTTGGCTACCGCACTCACAATCGCAGCCTCGAGCTGCTTCAGGAACTTCGGCGTCACCATCAGCTGAGACACCGGGATGTTCTGCGCCCCAGCCCCGATACCGAACAGGAGCAGGATCGCGTCCTCTGAGTTCTGGATGTTGCAGAAGTTGGCATAGAGCGGGGTCATGAGACACCCGTGTGCGGCCGAGCGTGGTTGTCGACCATGCTCACAACGGGCTGCGCAAACGTCAACGCCAACGCGTCACCTAGATCTGGGCTCTTCATGAAGCGCTCCTTGATCTTGTCTTTGGATTCCATCTTCACCTTCCCGTTTGGCATGAAGCCGTAGAGGGGCACACACAGGTCAGTCTTGAGCTCGGAGTGGTTGGGTATCTCGCCCCCCGCCTCAAGCCAGGTCTTGATGCCCATCCACATCTCCGTACGCTTGTCTGCGTAGTGGTCATCGTTAGCTGTACCCCCGAAGTTGATCTCCATCACAAGGTGCCCGAGCTGCCTGAGCCTATCGATCACTCCCTCGCCACGTCCAGCATCCACGAAACAAGCATCTGCCTTCCAGTCGAGGAGCACCTCCCCCACCCTCCCAGCGAGAGTCATGTTGTCGATGTCCTGGAACACGATAGGCTCGAGAGCCAGCAACCCTTGCCTTCGTTGGATCACTGACCGGTCATCCCCAAACCTGGCTACGTCCACACCCACCACTCGAGGCGCGAACTGGAAGGCTCGCTCGGGGTGGTTCTTCTTGGTCGAGGCGCTCACCTGATCAATCGTGATGAGTGCGTTCTCCGCTGCAGCGCTGAAGTCGCACAGGAACTCCTGCCTGAAGGCGGCGTCCGACATGGTCCTGCGAGCGAGCTCGATCTCTTCGGCTGGCAACCAGGGGAGATCTGTCTCATCTACTCGGTAGAGCCCAGTGAACCAGGATGGATCCGTCATTGAATGCTGATGGAGTTCGTAGAAGAGGTCCATGCCGTGCGGCGTCCCGATAAACAGAGCCCAGCCACGCCGGTCAGTCAAAGCAGGGCGGATGATCTCACCCCAGACGTGGGGACGAAGCCCAGCCACCTCGTCTACTACTACACCGTCCAGATAGAGGCCGCGCATTGCTTCCTCATTTTTCTCAGTCGCGCCGTAAAGCTGGATCCGAGCTCCGTTCGGGAGATCGACGTAGAGTTCCGACTCGTTCTTCCGCGCTCCGTGTATACGCATCGACTTGTCGCTGAGGTACATCCAGGCGATCTGCTTCGCTTGCTTCAAGCGTGGAGCGACATAGGCGAACCGGGGGTGCTCACGATCACACCG